CCAGATGATCTCTTCCCTGATATTCCACTTGGTTTTAGTCAACCATGCCCAAGGTGAGATAGCATCACCCTTGAAATACCTAACTTTGTGGTTGTAAAATAGTGAACCACCCTCCTTTGTCTTGTCAAAGAGGATGTCAAGCAGTTCAATCTGCTGCTCCTGGTACTCATCTTCAGGCAGAGTATCATCAAATGCAGCATATTCAATCTTACGGAACAGACCACCACCAACACCACACTTGTTGTAAGGAGGAGAAGTCACAGTGCAGTCAATAGACTCATCTTCAAGTTCAAGGGCAAGGTTGATGCAGTTGCCAGTTCTGAGATCAATCATAAGAGGAATAATTTGGTTGTATTCTAGCAGGTTTATTGGATTTTGACAAAGGGTCCAGATAAATCTCCGTCCCTCATATTAATTTTAGAGGATGAAAAATAGATTTCAGCAATTAATTCTGCTAATCTTCCATCTTTTTTTGCTTTTATGAAAGCTTTCATGTATCTAAGAAGTCTCATCTTGCTTCTTAGTTTAAGAGGAAAACCAGTTGTCTTTGCTTTGTAACCTTCATCAATGAGAAATGCTTTTTGTAAAAATTCTTCAGGAGAATATGATGTGACTTTTTTACCCTGTTGAATTGAAAAATTTCCAAATGTTTTGCTTATGGTTGAATCAGAATTTATGCTTTTAATATAGTTTTTCCAATATGTTTTTTGACTAGTTGTGAATCCATTTCTTGGTATATTATGATTAATATCTTCTCCACTATAATCTTTTATTATTTGAGCCATTTTGGGAACAGGAATAGCACCATTTCTTGCTCTAGCATTGGTCAGTCCACCTCTAGCACCCTCTACTAAATCTCTTGGTTCAGTGGCATGGTTCATGAGAGATGAAACTTTACTTTCATATTTGTATTTTTTCTTAAACTCTCCAATAGTAAATCCAGCTCTATATGTCATAGAGTTTCCCTTAAAATCAATTCCAGATGAACCTTTACCCTCTACAATTTCCATCCAAGTATGGATAGGTGTATCAAGAGTTGCTTCTGGTTGACCTAAATCTGAAACAAATGTAGTTCCTACATTAGTCTCACTTACTTTTGGATCTCCAAAATCAGTTTCTTTAAGAGAGATACCCACTAAAGTTTTATTTTTAAGTAGAGAAGCAAGATACCTATTAATCAATGCTACTTCAATTTCAGCAGCATCAGAAGACCCAATTATTTCTGATAAAGAATTTTTAACTGTTTCATCTATATTAGATTTAATTTTTGTAATCTCTCTAGTTTTGCAGATATAAACATCTGTTGTATTCCAACTATCTTTAACACCAGATCCTTTTCCAAATAACGCTTTTTGATCATTGGAAAATGAATCAAAGATATCTTCATATATTGAAGTATATTGACTACCAGGAATACCTCTTACGCTATTTGATCCCCACCTACAATAACTGTAGGAGTTATCCTTTGAACCTTCTCTATGTCCCATCCAAGCAAGTAGAACTCTTGCTTGTTTGAGAAATGTTTTATACCATTTTCCATTATCAGAGAAAGCTTGTGGATAAACAGATTTAATTGCATCCACAAGACTTTCATCATCATATGGTTCTAATGATGATCCTTGATTAATGGCATAGTAAAAAGTGACAAGAGATGCTTCTTCTTGTCTTTTAGTATCTGCCATTTATACCTCAGAGTGATGCAATAATTTTCAGGATTTCAGATTCAGAAAACTTACCAGTGGATTCTAAGTGCTCCTTCATGCCTTTCTTCTTATCATGTGCAGCCTTCTTCATTGACTCCTTCTTGTCACCATCCTTATCAAGATCAAGGAAATCAGGTTTGCCACCACCCTTAGGTGCATCGCCCTCTGCTTTATCACCACCCTTTTTCTTCTGCTTCTCAAGGTATGCCTTGAATCCAGGATTCATACCTTTCTCAACAACAAACTCTTCTTTCTTCATATTTGGAGCAGGAGGAAGAGGTCTGCCATCAGGAAGAGTTTTCTTACCAGACTTCCTATCATGAGCAAAAGGATCATAGTTAGAATTCTTTTTCTTGCCACCACGAATCATAGCAGCACCAGTACCATATCCCTCATCAACTTTGTACTCTGCTGCTTCAGTTGCAGGCACACAATTGGGGACCATCTTGCCACCCTTCTTTTTCATACCAACTTGCTTGTAACCAACCCAGCAAGGATCACCCTTCTTTTTCTCAAAGAGTCCAAGCAGACCCTTCTTAATTGTTTCTTTATCCTCAGCAATTACTGTGCTATGAACTCTTGCTACTCTCTTATCTTGATTATATCTGGCAGACCAGGTTTCTTCCAGTCTTTTCTGTTGTCTATACTTAGCAAACTCCTCCATCTGCCCTGCCTGGTTCTTCAGTCTAATCTTACTGAAGGTTTCACCAAAAGCAGCATAAATTCTTTCTAATTTCTCTTCTCTTCCAACAATGTTGGATTCAGGAATCATATTGAAGATGATGTCCTCTGCTTCTTTAACAGTAGATGTTTTGAATACTTCTTCAAGAATTTCTTCTGCCAAGTCACGAAGGTCATTATCCTGAAGTCTAGCAGTGTTCATTTCACTGATAGGATCTCTCTGGGAATTCAGTTCTTCCTTTGCTTCTGTATTATGGACAGCAGTATATGCCTCCATAAAGTTACGCATTGATGAGGACATCTCTACAATTACTACATTTCTTTATGTATTTATATCATCATTCTCTTTGGTGTCCTTGTTAAAACCAAAGGGTCCTACATCTCCTTTATCAAAAGCACGCCTCTTTTGTGCCATCTGGCATACTGTTTCCATAACCTTAAGAGAATCTTCTACTGTACAATTTTCAGGCATCTGACGATGTACAATATCAAATTTAGGGAAGAACTCCTTAGCAGCATCAAGGACTTCTTCATCTGTTAGTGGATCATACTTCATGCTCATGATTATCCTCTGGTAGGTTTGCTTCAATCTGCTCATCCAGTTGTTGAATGAAATTACGAATAATTACAGTTCTTGTTGATGGATATTCATAACTGTCTTGTCTTGTATGCAAGAACAGATATTTTCTAACAAGTGCTGCTTCATGAATATTAAGTTTTAGATCAATGTCAATGTTACAACTCACAGGTCTCCCTCCTTACGATTTTCAGAATAGTATTCATTAAATGTACCATCAGGATATCTTGCACTGAGTTTCTCAATATTCATATCAAGAATCTCATCAAAGTTAGTATCCAGTGCCATGAATGCCTGAGCAAGATACCAACAAATATCACCTAGTTCACGTTTCATGTGAAATACATTTTCTTCATTATAGGGTTTACCTTGGAAGACCATCTTCTTCACAACTTCAGTAAACTCACCTGATTCTGCTGTCAGACCAAGGGCAGCAGTAAGAAGTTGAGATGTATTTGTTCCACCTGCTTCAAGTTCAGCAAGTCTAGTTGCCATCATGGCATAATCAAGACTTGGGTCACTAGTGGTTTGTCTTACAAAATCAATGTAATTATTCAAAACTTAAATCCCTCAAATGATTTTTTAGGTTTCTCTTCATAATCATACTCTTCATCCTTGCCATTGTCAAGGATGTCATCTTGAGCAGACTGCTCACAATCATACAATCTCATTTTTGCTCTGTCAACACCAATACAAAATCTCTTAAACATATTGAGATCATTATATCTGTTCTTCAATTGCTTCACCATTATTTGCCCTAGACCTTCCAATTCCTCAGTGCTAATAAGGGCAAACATAAGATCAGCAGTAGCAGGAAGACCAAAGGATTCAGAAGTATCAGTAAGTTCAACATCAGAGCTACCATAACCAGAACGAGTGGTTTGAGTAGCAGATACGATGGGGACATTTGCTTCACATGCCAACCCTCTAAGTTCTTCTGCAATTGCTTTAACAGTTGTATATGAATTGACATTACTACCTGCCCTATACCTGCTGGAAGCACATATATTGAGGTAATCAATGAAAATAATATCAGGTCTAAATGACTTCTTAAGTGCAAGTTCATTAAGAAGTGACCTGAAGTGACCAGCATGGGCAGAAGCAGTAGGATACTCTTTAATAATTAGAGTGCCTTGTGTCTTCTGAGCAATGTTATTAACTTTAGTTTCAAACATTTGTTTTGGAAGCCCAGCAATGTCTTGAATATTGACATTCAAAAGATTAGCATCAATTCTTTCTGCAATTCTTTCTTCAGCCATCTCAAGCGTGATGTATAGTACATTCTTGCCTTGGAGTAACACACTGCTTGCGACATGACACATAAACAAAGACTTACCAACACCAGTGCCAGCAAGAGCAATATTGAGTGTTTTATTTGGAAGCCCACCCTTTGTAATCTTGTTAAAGAATTCAAGGTCAAACTCAATCTTTTCTTCCTTCTTGTTGTATAGATCAAATCTTTCTGCATAATCTTCAAGATAATCATGTCCTACATTATTATCAAAAGAAACAGCAAGAGCATCACTAAGGATTGATGGAATTGCATCAGGTTGTTTTTTATCATCCTGACCATCAGCAATGGCAATTGATTCCATAAGTGCCATATAGATAGCACGTTCTCTACACCATTTTTCTGTGGTGTTTTCTAACCATTCTTGTTCTGCTGGTTCATCATCAAGGTAACTAATTAATTTTGAGATTTCTTGATAGGAAGTATCATTAATGTCTTTCCTTTTTTCCACCTCAATAGATAGAACCTCTTTTGTTGGAACTTCATTATATTCAGAAACAAAAGAAATTATCTCCTCAAAAACAATCTTCTGATTGTAATCTTGGAAATAATCTGCTCTGATGAATGGAATTACTTTTCTTAAATATTGTTCATTATGTAAAAGGCTCCTTAGAACCAGAAATTCAATTTTATCCATTAAGCACCATATGAGAATTCTTTTTGAGCAATTTCATCCAGTTGTTCCATTACCTCAGGGGTGAAGTATTTCTCTGGTTCCTTGTATATTTGTTTGGCATAGACTTTCTTACCATCTATCTCATAACGACCTGCCACATTTTTCCAGAGACCTCCCAGTTCACCCAGCTCAAGAAGACCATAATATCTATCAAGACCACGCTCATCGTAATAAAGGCGCACTGTAACATCTTTGTTCTCCTTACTTAAACGCGACTTAGCAGTCTTAGCTTTGATAAGATTGCCAACGACTTCTGTGCCATCTTTCTCTTTTTTCTTGCTGAGATAGATGATTGTACTTGCTGCATACTTGAGTCCAGAACCTCCCCCCATTTCTTTTGTTGGTACATAAGCTCCAATGACATCGTATGTGTGATTTGTGACAATGAGCGGAACATTTGCTTGTCCTAATTTTAGTGTTAGCATTCTAAATGCTCCCTTCACCAACTGTGATTTAGTCATATCCCTGACTTGTTTATCATCAAGGGCATCCCTGATCTCTTTCTCAGTGGAGAGCATACCCAGT